CAACAACGGCGATGATTCCGCTCCCGAAATTTTCAAAGAGAGGAATTGTGTCTCAAGATTACAGATGCGTGGTGCATGAATTACTCAAGGAAATGGAGGAATAGACATGGAAAACGACACAATACAAATCCTTGAGTTATTCGGAGGGATTGGGTCGCCTCGATGTGCCTTGAGAAATTTGAACATTCCAACAAAAGCGATTGATTATGTGGAAATCAATGAAAAAGCAGTACAGTCATACAATTCGATGTTCCGTGAGGAATTAGCATATAAAACACAAACGGTCGTCGGATGGAACTTGAAACCGGACATTCTGATTCATGGTTCACCTTGTCAAGATATGAGCATCGCAGGGCATCAAGGGAAAGCGACCGGAGAGGGCAGAATCAACAGAGGAAAAGGTTCAGACGAGGGCAGCGGAACACGTTCCTCCCTTATGTGGGAGACAATACATATCATCGAGAACATGGGCGAATGGCGACCTCGATATGTGATATGGGAAAATGTGAAAAACGTGAAATCGAAATACATGAGACCGAATTTTGACAGGTACATGGTTGAAATGGAGCGGTTAGGATATACGAATAATTTTGAGGTACTGGATGCAAGAGAGTTCGGATTGCCACAGGCGAGAGAGCGAGTGTTCACGGTTTCTGTTCTAAACGGAGAGAAATTTGAGTTTAACGACCTTATAAGAACCCCGATGCGGAACTTGCAGGAGTTTCTTGAGGATGACGTTCCGGACATTTACGATGTGACACAACCGTCCGTGCTTGCTTGCATCGGAGAAAAAGGCATCCGCAGGGCAACGGTTATCACAGATTGTGCATATACAATCACGACAAGACAAGACCGGACACCTGCACAAGTCATCGACCGAGGCGATGGACGTTATCGGTATTTAACAGAGCGGGAATGTTGGCGATTGATGGGATATACCGACGAGGATTTCGACAGAGCGAAAGCAGTTCAGCAGAGGAACGGGAAATATTACAAAGCATTATACGACCAAGCGGGAAACAGCATCGCCGTTCCGATATTCGAGAGCATATTCAGAAAAATAATTTTGCATGAGGTCGCATGAGACCGGAAAGAGAGGAAAAAGCATGGGAGACATTATCAAAACAGCACAGTGCAGGTTTTGCGGTCAGATGGTACAGATTGAGACCGACAAGGAACTGACGCAGCCGCAAGCAGAGGAACAGGCAACAATGACATGTAACTGCACCGAGGCGGTCGAGTATCAGAAAGAGAAACAGAGGAAAGAAAAGGCAATGATGAATGTGTCTGCCTTGTTTGGAGAGAACGCAGCACCGGACAAGAGATGCGGTGAGGGAATTGTCAACATCTTAAAGGCAGCAGTCGAGGAGATTTACACCGGAGGACTTGCAAAAGTCACATTGAACCTCCGAGGGGGGGTCAAAGCATCAATTTCACAGAATGCAAAGGGTGAAATCAACGTCGAGCGTACAGAGACAAAGAAACAGAAACTCACAGAGTAATAACAGGAGGTTGAACAGATGGCAGCAGGATTCAGCGTGAAAGACGCACTCAACAAGAACAGCAAAGCAGGGATTGACGAATCTCCGAGAGCGAGATTCCGGACAAAGGACATTTCAATTTTCAAGATGTACCGGAATGATATGAATTTTTACAGTGTGGAACAGGTCGAGGAACTGGCAGGAGACATCCTCATGTACGGATTGAAACAGAACCTTGAACTTGTATATGCACCGTGCGAAAAGGGCGAATATAGAATCGTTGCAGGTGAAAGACGATGGGAGGCTCTCAAGTACCTTGTGTCAAAGGGATATAAAGAATTTGAACTTGCAACCAGTAAATTGACAACGCCACAGGATAACGACGAGGAGCAGGTTGAAATCATTATTGCGAACGCATACCGTACAAAGACAACCTCCGACATGATTGAGGAGGAAACACGCCTCAAGGCATCTCTTGAGCGTATGAAAGCAGCAGGAAAGAAAATCAAGGGATATGACCTGCAATCCGGACGATTGAGGGATGTGATTTCCTCAATGCTGCATGTGAGCAAAACAAAGATTGCACAAATAGAGGCAGTCAACAACAATCTGATTCCGGAATGGAAAGAGGAACTCAAGGGCGAACGCCTCACATTTTCCGCAGCCTATGAATTAAGCGGGATGACAGAGGACGAGCAGCGGGAGGCACTGGGGAAATTCACAGAAACCGGAGAACTCACGCACAAAGATGTGAAAGACATGAAAGCAGAAAGGGCAGCAGGGCAGCAGGTGTCAGAATCCGACACAGAGGCAGAAATTGGCATGAACCCGCCGGAGGTGAGAGCGGGCGACGATTACGAAACACCACATCCGGAGGGAATCACATCAATCTGTTATTCCTGCACCGAATATGAGACATGCAACGTCAAAACCGGAACATGCACCTCATGCGACCAGTACAAGAACCGTACAGAGGCATACAAGACCGACGAGCAGAGATATTCAGAGGAACAGGATGCAATCGACCGTGAGACAAAGAAAAAACTCCGTGAGATGGAGCAGGAGGAGAAGATGCAGAACCTCCCATCAGACACACAGGAGACCGGACAGAAAGTGCATCAGATACGCCTTGCAAAGTCTTATTTCGATGATGTGGCAAACGGAATCAAGACATTTGAACTCCGAAAGAACGACAGAGGATATAAAAAGGGCGACATCCTTGAAATGATGGAATTTGCAGACGGAAAAAACACCGGACGCACGGTCAAGGTGCTTGTGACATATATCCTTGAGGACTACACCGGAATTGAGGACGGATATTGCATCATGGCAACCAAACTCATGAAAGACGGTGAGGAGTAATGAGTTACAAACAAAAACATCCGTATTTGATGCAGCTTGCATATATCATCAAATACAGTTTGAAGAATTGGAGGAAAAGACATGAATAACATCAAAAGAGGCGAAATGTTCTATATCAGCAGAGGGGGGGGTGTCGTATAGCGGGAGCGAACAGCACTCCGACCGTCCGGCGGTCGTTGTAAGCAATGACAAGAACAATGAGAACAGCAATGTCGTTGAGGTTGTATATATGACCACGCAGCCGAAAACAGACCTCCCGACACATGTGACAGTGAGGTCGACAGGCAGACCAAGCACCGTTTTATGTGAGCAGGTCTATTCGGTATCGACAGAACGCATCGGAACGTATATCGGAGAGTGTTCAGACAAAGAGATGGAGAACATCGACATCGCTCTCATGATTTCCTTGCAGCTTGACGGCAACATGAAAACCTCGAAGAAATACAACGAGACAATCAAAGAACAGCGGGAGGAAATTGACCTTTATCGCAAGAAGATTCAAGCGATGCAGGAGGCGTTGAAAGAAAAGGAAAATGAAAAGCCGGAAATCACGGCATCATCAGAGGAGACAATCAGATTACAGACAGAAAGAGACACATACAAAACCATGTATGAACAGTTACTCAATAGATTAGTGAATGGAGGAGCAGCATGAACAAAAGCAAATTAAAAGCAATATTTATCAATGCAAAGGCGACAGGTGCAAAATACATCGGCGTGAGCATTCAGACAGAGGGCAGCAGTCAACCGGAAATCATCATCAACCCGAATGCGAATTTTGATGCAAAATTTGATTATTACATGGAGGCATACGATGACGATTTGATTCTGATTGCAGCAAAGGGGAAAAAGGACATCAGAATCACGGTAGCAGGGCAAGGAAACAGTTTCGAGGACATCGAGTGCCAGGTGATTGGAGAGCGGGGCAAAGGTTGGAGAGAACTCATTGCAGCAGCAATCGACAAAGCCTATGAGAATATGATTGCGAACACGCCTCCAACGACAGAGGAGGAAAAGACCCATTGTGAGATGATAAAAGAGGCGGTCAAAGGAATGTTCATCAATGAAAGCCGGACGGCAGCAGAGGCAGAGTTCATCAAGACGCACATTGTTGACTATGAGAAAATATTCGATGTCTGCATGAACGGTGATGACCTTGAGTTCAAAAAAGGACTTGTCAGATTGCAGAAAATGCAAAATGAATATGTCATGCAGCGGGAAAATGACTGATAGAGAAAAAGAGGCGTTCATCGGCGGGATAGAATTTGCGAGAGATTGGAATTTCGACATCCCGCCGGAGGATTTGCAGTTATACGAGAGATTGATTCAAGAAAGGACGGAAAAAGAGAATGAACAAAGTCATATTGATGGGTAGGCTCACAAGAGACCCGAATGTCAGATATACACAGCAGAACAGTTCACAGGAATCCATGTGCGTGGCACGTTATACACTGGCAGTCGACCGCAGAGGTGCAAGAGACGGGCAGCAGTCAGCGGATTTTATATCATGCGTCGCATTCGGTAAAAATGGCGAATTTGCAGAGAAGTATTTGAAACAGGGAACGAAAATTGCTGCAACAGGCAGGATTCAGACAGGTTCATACACCAACAGAGACGGTCAAAAGGTATATACGACCGAGGTTGTGATTGAGGAACAGGAATTTGCAGAAAGCAAGAGGGCAGCAGGAGAACAGGCAGAAAATGCCGGATATTCAGATGCAGGAGACGGATTCATGAACATTCCGGACGGTGTCGACGGCGAATTGCCTTTTATGTAAGCGAAAAGGAGGGTTGTGATAATATGGGAATCTTAAAAGGCATAATTGACAGATTTCGGGCGATGGGAAAAACGGAAAAAGAGATTTCGGGCATTATTGAGACGGCAGCAGATAAAGCGACCGCAAATCCGGATGTCACGAAACCGGAAAAACAGAGAGAACCGGAAATCAAGATTGAAACAACAGCAGAGGCGTTCGTTGAGGCAGTTTTGCGAACGGGAACGACTTTGCAACAGGCAAAAACGGCAATTTTGAAAATGAGCAGTTTGAGAGATGCGGGAAATCGCAAAAACACGAATAACTGGCGTAAAATGCACGGTCTGCCTATGAGAAGAAAGCAGAAAGCGAGGAAAAAGCATGAAAGAGGAAAAGGAGCAGACGGTCATTGAAAAAACCTTGCTATATCTTGAAAATTATCGTGAAATGGAACGATACATCAACGAGGCAGTATCAGAGACCTCTCAAGTGCCGGATATAGGCAAATACAACATATCAGCAGAAAAGGCGTTCTTGCAATCGGTCAGAGAGTGCCGTGCAGAGACGGTCATTCTGTTTGAACACTTGAAAAAGGCTCTTGCATCGCTCAAGGAAGATGCAGAGGCAGCAGGTGAGGGGTACAAATACGACACTCTTGAGGCGGTCTATATAAAGGGCATGTCATACGAGGATATAGTGAGGGAGACAGGATGCGGACGCAACTCACCGAAAAAGTGGTGCAGGGTGATGATTCAGCGGTTGTCAATCAAGTTATTCGGTGCAAAAGCGATTGAAAATGATAAAAACGGAGTGAAAACAGGGTGAAATGAGGGTGAAAACAGGGGTAAAAAGTGGGTGAACAAAAGACAAAATAAACGTGATAATATGTTAGCGTGAACAGTTGAGACGAGCGATTGCAGATGTGCAGTCGCTTTTTTCTTGCCTGTTTGCCCTCCTGTTATATGCGGGTGGGATATACACAGTCATGTGCATAACTGCCCGCCTCTTGTGGATAACACAGCAGGAGAACACAGCAAGAGAGGAGAACACAGATGCTATTGAAATCATGCAGGTGTGGCAAGTTGATTCCACAGTCAATGAAGATGTGCGAGGAGTGTGAGCAACGGCAGCAGTCGAGACACATGATATACAACAACACACGGCGAGACGAGAGAGCAGCAGAGTTCTATGTATCAAAGGAATGGCGGGCAATGCGGGAACGTATCATTGAGGTTTATGACAACATAGATATATACGCATTATATGTCGAGCATGAGTTGCTCACATGCAATCCGGTTCACCATATCATTGAACTTGAGGACGACTGGGAACAGCGATTGAATCCGTTCAACCTCATACCTCTCAACCATAAGACACACAACACTATCACTGCTCTGTATAAGCAGAGCAAAGCAAGTATGAGAGCAACACAAAAACAGTTGAGGTCACTGATTGAGTACCACTTTCGAGAGGCAGGGGGATATAAAAAAGTTTTGTGCGATTCGTTTTTAGTCGCACCCCCTCTTTTCCTTGGAGAAAACTCCCCACGAGAATTTCAGTAGATGGGTATATCCGAAAGAGGTGTCAGAATGTGACACAAAAGCACTGAAATACTGACGGAAAGGAGGTTTGTTGCATCATGGCAGGACAAAGACAACCCACAGATTTGGTTGTGATGAACGGGCGAAAACACCTAACAAAAGCCGAGATTGAGGCACGAAAAAACGCCGAGGTCACAGCACCATGCGACAAAGTGAGACCTCCGTCATATTTGACACCGGAACAAAAGAAACAGTTCCGGAAGATTGCGAAAGAATTACTCGAAATCAAACTGATTTCAAACCTTGATTGCGATGCACTGGCAAGACTACTCATTGCACAAACGCAGTACATCGAAATCACAGAGCAAATCAGAGCAACTCCATTGATGGAGGATGTTCCAGTCTATGAGATGCGGGAAAATCCGGACACGGGCGAAAAAGAACGTGTGCAGGTCGGTACAAGACAGGTCGTTTCCGGGGAAAGAGAACGCCTCATGATTATTCAAGACCGCTGCATGAAACAGTGTAGGCAGGGAGCATCAGATTTCGGACTGACAGTTTCATCCCGCTGCCGTTTGGTCGTACCGAAACCACAACAGCAAAAGCCGGAGAACAAATTTGCGAAATATGCAAATTAAGGCATGGCAAAAGCAGGAGAAACACAAGACCGCTGCACACAATACGCCCTTGATGTCGTATCGGGCAAGATAACAGCCGGAGAATATGTCCGTCTTGCATGTCAGAGGCATCTTGACGACATCGAAAAATCGAAAGCAGCACCGTACAAATACTATTTCGATGTTGAAAAGTCAGAGGAAATCATCAATTTCGCAGAGGAATTGACCATTGCAGAGGGCGAGGAAAATGAGCATGTGACGGCATATCCGTTCCAGTGTTTCATTTTAGGGTCACTCAATGGATGGAGAACAAAGGAAAAGTCATACAGACGATTCAGAACATCCTATGTGCAATTAGGACGACAGAACGGAAAATCGTTCATCAATGGTATTTTGGCGTGTTATTACGGCAATTTTGACGGGTACAAGTACGGAAAAATATTTTGTACGGCTACAAAGCAAGACCAAGCGAACATTGTTTTTGACGAGGTCGCAAAATTCATCAATTCCGACGAGGATTTGTCAGAGTGGTTCAAGGTTCACGACCACAACCACACGATTGACTGTTTGCTGACACATTCGGAAATCAAAGCGTTGTCCGGAGACACAAAGTCACTTGACGGACACCGTGCATATTTGGGAATCGTCGACGAGTATCACGCACACAAAACAAATCAGATGTACAAACTGCTTGAGGGCGGTATCAAGAAACTCAAGTCGGCGTTGATTTCGGTCATCACGACAGCAGGGTTCGACCTCAAATCACCCTGTTATAAATTGTATGAATATTGCTGCAATTTGTTAAAGGGCGTTTTTGAAAACGACAGTCAGTTCGTATATATCGCACAGATGGACGAGCATGACGACAGATATGTTCCGGAGAACTGGATAAAAGCGAACCCGATTCTTGAGTTTGACCGAGACGCACTTGAGAACCTCATTCCGATTGCACACACTGCCCGTGATATGGGCGGGGAGGACTTGAGAGATTTCCTCGTAAAGCAGTTGAATATGTGGATGCAGTGGTCAAATTCACTGTATATCAAGGACATTGCATCATGGAAAGCATGTGCAGTTTTGAAATCACTCAAGGATTTCAGAGGGTCAAAGTGCTATGTCGGCGTTGACTTGTCATCCGGAGGAGACTTGACATCAATCGCAATCGTGATTCCGTTCATGGTGGAGGACACGAAAAAATATTTTGTTCACACACATTCGTTCATCCCGTCCTCAAGGGTGGATGAACACATCAAGACTGACAAAGTACCATACGACGTATGGATTGAAAAAGGTCTTGTGACGGTAACGGAAACACTGGGAGGAATCAAGACAGATTACAAATACATCATCAGATACCTTGAGGATTTAGTGAGGGAATACAACCTCAAACCGCAGTTGATTTGTTACGACCCGCACAACGCATCGGCGTTCCTGTCAGACCTTGAGGCGTTGGGATTCGATTCAATCTCTGTTACACAGACAGCGAAAGAGTTGAACGATGCGACGGTTGATTTCAGACTTGAGATTCTTGCGGGCAATGTGGAAATCGAGGGGATGGAAGTCGGCAAAGAGGGAAACAAGATAGTTGTTCCAGTTGACAGCCTGCTTGTTTGGTCGATTGCAAACGCAAAGACCATCTCGAACAACTACGGTGAAATAAAGATTGACAAAGACATCACGACAGAACGAATCGACCCGATTGACGCTATCATCGACGCATGGAAACACGCAATGAAAGAGGAGTACCGACCGGATGTGAACGAAACTGTCAATGAATGGCTTGAACAATATGAAAAATACATGAAGAAAGGCGGTGAGAAATAAATGAATCCGTTTCAGAGATTAGGAGTAAAAATTTCAAATTGGTGGAGAGGCGAACCACAGAACGACGGAGGGAAAATGACATTGAACTCACCGTCGTTCCTTGAGCGAATAGGATTGAAAAGAAAAGGGAAACCGACATCAGAGGTCACATATTTCACTTGTCTCAAGATGCTGTCGGAGACCCTTGCGAAAATGCCTATCAAATACTATCAAAAAACGGACAAGGGCATCATCGAGGCAGAGGCGACGGACACATCGAAACTGCTATCAAAGAGACCGAATCCATTTATGACACCGACAACATTCTGGAACACAGTTGAAATCAACCGCAACCATTACGGAAACGCCTATGTGTATATGCGAAAGAAATTTGACCGCAAGAAATACGGCGGTGAAATCAAAATCGTTGATTTGTGGGTCATGCAGTCAAATTGTGTGCAGATAGTCGTCGATGATGCGGGAATATTCGCAGGAGTTGGGCGTTTGTGGTATGTCTACACAGACCCGACATCCGGTCGTCAATATGTATTCAGTACAGACGAGGTGATGCATTTCAAGACATCATTCAGTTTTGACGGCATCACAGGACTACCAGTGCAGCAGATATTGAGAGATACGGTTGCAGGTGCATCTGAATCACAGGCGTTCATGAATAACTTGTATGAGAGCGGTCTGACAGCAAAAGCGACACTCGAATACACAGGAGAGTTGAACGAAAAGGCAAAAGAGGCACTTGTCAAATCGTTCGAGGAGTTCGGCAGCGGGGCAAAGAATACGGGAAAAATCCTGCCTGTTCCGTTGGGAATGAAACTCACACCTCTCGACATCAAACTGACCGATTCACAGTTCTTTGAATTGAAAAAATATAATGCATTGCAAATCGCAGGTGCGTTCGGAGTGAAACCGAATCAAATTAACGATTATTCAAAGTCGTCGTACAGTAACAGCGAAATGCAGCAGTTATCGTTCTACGTCGACACAGAACTGTTCATCATCAAGCAGTATGAGGAAGAAATCAATTATAAGATGCTGCCGGATGAAGAATCAGACGACGGATATTATTACAAATTCAACGAAAAGGTACTGTTCCGCACCGATTCAAAAACACAGATGGAGTATTTGAGAAACGGTGTCGGTGGAATGATTATCAAACCGAATGAGGCAAGACGTAAACTCGACATGGAAGATGCGGAGGGAGGCGATGTCCTACTTGCAAACGGTAGCATCGTACCGTTGACGATGGCGGGTGCAGCATATTTGAAAGGTGAATCCGAGCGGGAGAACACCGATGAACCGGAGCAACCGGAGGAAGAAACAGAGCCGGACACAGAGCAGCCGGACACAGCAACAGAACCGGACGAAACCGACGAGGCAGAGGACGAGGATGAACAGGAGGGAGGTGAATAATCATGCCAAAGAGACGTTTTGATTTCACAAAGAAAAATAAACGCAGCGGAAAAGTTGAGAATGTCGGCTATTTGGATTTAGAGCAGGACGAGGAACAGAGCAGATGTTCCTTGTATTTCTACGGCGACATTGTATCGGCGACATGGGAATCCATGTGGTACGAGGAGGACAGATGTCCGCAGGACATCGCAGATTTCCTCAACCAGTTAGATGGATATGAGGACATTGACATCTATTTCAATTCCGGCGGTGGAGATGTATTCGCAGGACTGGCAATTTACAACCAGTTAAAACGATACGACGGACACAAAGTCGGATATGTTGACGGAATGGCTGCATCCATTGCATCAGTCATCATGTTTGCATGTGACGAACTGCATTTCGCAACAGGTGCTCAAGCGATGATTCACAAACCGTTATGCATGGCATACGGAAACGCAGACGATTTCAAGGCGGTAATAAAACAGTTGAATCTCTGCGAGGATTCAATTCTTGATGTCTACATGGAACATGTGCAGGAGGGTGTCACAAGAGACAAAATTCAATCCCTCATGAGCAATGAGACATGGTTCGACAGTAAGAAGATGCAACAGTATTTCAATGTTGAAATCGAGGAAAAGGCAGCAGTTGCAGCATGTGCATCCGACTTTTTCGAGAAATACAACAATATTCCGGAGGCACTCAAAGGAATCGACACAAAGGACATTGTCGATGCAGTAATTGCAGAACTGGAAAACCGGAACAATGCAGCAGCAGAGGCAGAGAAACAAAGAATCGAGGCAGAAAAACAGCAGATTCTTGATGATTTATACCTTTACGGTATGTAAGAAATGGAGGACAGAAAGTCATGAATAAGGAATTACAGAAGTTATTAAAGCAGATTAACGACAAGAAGAATGAAGTCAAGAGCCTTGTGAACGATGGAAAACTCGACAAGGCAAAGGCAGCAAAGGAGGAACTCAAGGAGTTACAGAACAGATTCGACCTCCTCTATGATTTAGACGAGGACGAGCAGGAGAGCATCGAGGACAAGGTCAACAGTGGAACTGTAAAGCAGGTCGGCGGTGCTACAAAGCCGGACAAAAAGAACATCGTGAAATCATTCGTAAACATCGTCAAAGCCGGATTCCTGCACAAAGAGGCAGACGAGGCAGACATCGCAGTGTATAACGCTACAATCACATCCGACACATCCGACAAAGGAGAGGGCGAGGTTGGAATCGGTGTCACAATTCCGGAGGACATCAGAACAGACATCATCGAACTGCGTCGTTCATCCGACAACCTTGAGCAGTATGTCAATGTCGAGGGTGTAACAACCAAGACAGGAACACGAAATATCGAGGTTGATGCGGATTCAACACCGTTCGACAACGTGGACGAGGCTGCGGATTTTCCGGAGATGGACGAGCCTACTTTTGTGCAGGTTGAGTACAAAATCAAGAAAAAGGGTGGAATCCTCAAGATGACCGCCGAACTGCTTGAGGACACAGCGTCCAACACCATGGCGTACATCAACAAATGGATTGCTAAAAAGACAAAGGCAACCCGTAACGCAATGATTCTCAAGACCCTCGATGCGATGACAAAGGGAAAAGAGGTGACAATCGAGAACCTCGACAGCCTCAAGGATGTGTTCAATGAGGATTTAGACCCTGCAATCGCAGCGGGAGCAGTTGTCATCACTAATCAGAGCGGTTTCAACTATCTCGACAAGTTAAAGGATAAGGACGGCAACTATATTTTACAGAAAGACCCGACACAGCAGACAAAGGGCAAGTTGCTTTTTGGTGAATATCCTATCATCAAGTTATCAAAGAAAACTCTTGCATCCGAGAAGATTATGAACAGCGACGGTCACACAATCGACGGGTACAAACATCCGGTATATTGTGGCGACTTAAAAGAGGCAATCACACTCTTTGACAGAAATGTCCTCACAATCGACCTCAACGACAAGGGTACAGGATTATGGGATAAGGACTTGACAGGTCTCAAGGTTCGTGACCGTTTCGATGTGCAGCCTGTTGACAAGGCAGCAGTCATCAAGGGTCAGATTACAGAAGTTATCAACGGGTAATATGGCAGCAGGGCGGTGAATCCGTCCTGCTAATTGAAAGCAGGTGAGAACATGACGGATGAAGAAAAAGAGAAGTACAGAGGCGGTCTGATTGCTACATGCAAGATATATTGTCATATCGACTATGATGACGACATTGAAATCCTTGAATTGATGCTTGACACGACACTGGATGAAATGACGGAACTGATTCCAAATTTCGACCGGAACAACCTCACAAGCCGTCAAAAACTGCTTGCATTTATGTCCGTGAAAGAACTGTACGACAACCGTGACAAGTACCGGAGCGACACAAAAACGCTATCCGCTGCCGTTTCCTCCATGTTACTGAAAGAAATATACGGAGGTGCAGCAGAATGACGGGGAGAATCAAGATAATTCGTAAGACAACAAGCGTTGTTGATGGCAGACGGCAGCAAGAGGAACAGGAATTTTTCTCATGTTGGTGCGATGTCAAGAGTTTGGGAACAAACGAGAAATACAATGCCTTGCAGATAGGTCTTGAGAACACGATTGTGTTTGAAACGAGAGCCTGCGACAAGATGGAGGAAATCAGATTGAATCTGAAAGAGTTCTATGCAGTGTATAAAGGCATTGAGTTCAAGATATATGATGCGTGTCCGATGTTCACAGACGACAGGAAATATCAGTTGAAATGCAGAGCGGGAGCATAGTGTCATAATCTGACACCGGAGGTGATGCAGTGAAAATTGAGATGGAATTTCAAGGTTTGAAAGAACTTATGAAAGCATTTGAGGACGCAGCAAGCGACGAGGACATAAAAGAGGTCAATCAAAAGATTGTCAAGCAAAGCGAACCAGTCGTGAAAAACATCATGTCCGGTAAGATTCCGAAATCTGCGGACATTAAATTGTCCGGTCGAGGATTTGGTTCAAAGTCATCCGTGACATCACATGCAGCGGACAGCATACCACTGGGAGCGGTCAAGGTGAAAGACACCGGAGCGTCTGCGAATGTTGGATGGGAAAAGTCGGACAACAGCGAACATTTTTATGTGAAATTCATAAACTGGGGAACTATCTATCGCCCGCCTCAGGAATTTATCTATGCAACAGGGCGTGAGGCAGATGCGGAACTGCAAAAAATCGCAGAACAGGAATATCAATCATATTTAGACAACACATTGAAATGAGGTGAGAGCATGAGCAGCAGTCCGGACATCATCAAAGATGCATCCGACGCATTGAAACCAATATCAGACAGGAAAATCATTGTGATGCAAGGATGGTATGACAAAAACATCCATGACAGACATGTGACATTGTGGGATTTGGGAGAAAACGACGAGAATTTTTCGGACGACGATGCAGAGGGAGTGACGCTGTCAGTGCAGGTCACTATATTTTCAGAGAATGACGAGGTTGAACTTGCGAGGGAAATCAAGTCACTCATGAAAGAAAACGATTTCTCATTTGACGGCAGGAACGGAGACGATTCAAAGCCGGAGGACGGAATCTATATGAAAGCACAAAGGTTTTCAAAGTTTTATGAAATGGAGGAATAGACATGAGCGAAACAGTAACACAGGTTAGCGACACAGAACAGAAGATTGTGAGGAGTAGAACTTGCGGTTGTAGAGATTTCTACATCGCAAAACTCACACAGAACGATGCGAAAGCATACGTTGCAGAAACTCCGGTCAAACTGGCAAGAGCAATCAAAGCAAAGGTTGACGAAAAGTGGAGTTCTGAAAAGATTTACTCTGACGATGGAACAGAGGAAGTCATCAATTCCTATGAGGGAACAGAAATCGAACTTGAGGTCAATGCACTCGCACCACAGGACAGACAGATTCTTTTCGGTCAGTTATACGAGAACGGTTTTCTTGTAAAGACTGCGGATGACAAAGCACCGGAGGTCGCTGTCGGATGGAGAGAAAGAAAACTCAACGGAAAGTATGATTTCAAATGGTTATACGCCGGAAAGTTCGCAGAGGGCATCAGTGAGGAGGCAAGCACAAAAGAGGGCAAATTGTCTCCGACAACAAAGAGCATCAAGGGTTCATTCTATGAGAGAAGTCTTGACAATGCGTATGAGATTTCGGTCGACGAATCAAACCTCGTTTCCGGAGACACAAAGGCAGCAGAGGCAATCAAGGCATGGTTCAGCAAAGTGCAGGAGAAAAACGGCGGTTTAGGCTAATAAGAGGACATATAACAGGAGGATAAATCATGAAAAGAAAAATTATAGTCAATAACAAAGAGTTTACAATGCCGAAAATGTCAATCGACACATACACGGAATATCTCGAACTTGCAGAGATTGTCGACGCAAAACAGAGGTATTCAAAGCAGGACATTGAGGCGATGGGTCTTTTTATCTGCAAAGCATACGGAGACCAGTTCACCGTTGAGGAATTAAAGAATCCGGAGACCGGACTTGATGCAGCAGGTTTGATTCTTGAGTTCCAGTTCATCGACATGGGAATTGCAGAAGAACTCACCAAGAGAATGGAGAACATCGAGAAAAATTTTCAGAGTGGCAAGTGATACCGGAAATCGAGGTCACTTGCAGAGGTGAGAGACTTTTCATCAATTCCGTAACGGTAGAACAGTATAAAAAATACATCAGTCTCATGGAAAAGAATGACACGGAGAAATTCTCCGGAGTGATGTTTTTCAACAAAAAGATAATGCAGGAGATGTTCGGGAATGAATTGTCGCTTGCAGCAGTTGGGGAGATTGATGCAGTTGAATTTCTGACGGCAATCAAGACGGTTCATTTCATCATGCAGAACATTGTTGCAGAGAAGATGTTGAACATTGTCGAGGTTGAGCAGGTGGAAAAAGAGGCATCCGCATTCGATGACTATGACCGTGAAAATGGATATGAGGACGAGGACGAACAACCGGAGGAAAATCAATGGAAAGTCTGCGGGGAAATTGTTGACCGTGTTGTAAAAATTGCGATTCGGCTATTGAAAAACTCATACAGTCAATGCATGAAAGAGAACATTGTCACGTTGTTGGACTACTTAAAATTTGAATTAGATACAATCAACGAAAATCAGTAAGAGAGGAGGCGACCGAATGGCTTATACAAGCGTCAAAATATCGGCAGATTCGAGCAGTTATCAATCGCAAATGAAATCAGCAGCATCGCAGATGAAAGTCTTGTCTGCGGAATATACGACGGCAGCGACGAAAGCAAAGTTGTTCGGGTCGGAAACAGACAGCCTCAAGGCAAAAGCCGAATCGCTCACTCAAAAAATCACGGTGCAGAAAAACATCGTGAAATTGAACAGTGAGCAGCAGGAGAAGTTGACAAAGAAACTGTCAGACCAAAAGACAAGGCAAGAGGAACTCAAAACAAAGATTGATGCTGCAAAAGAGGCTTATGAGAAATCGACAGCAGAGACCGGAAAGAACTCCGAACAGTCAAAGGCACTCAAAGAGGAACTTGACAAGTTAGAGAAAGAGTTTACCGCAAATGAGACAGCAATCGGAAAGACGGAGACCGCACTTGCGAATCAGACAGTAAAGACGGAAAAGTCAAAAACTGCTCTCATGAACATGGAGGCAGAACTAAAAAATGTTAATGACCAGTTGAAAGATAATAAACTTGAAAAATTTGCGACCGCTTGCGATACGGCGGGAACAAAGATGGAAAGTTTCGGAAAGAAAATGTCGGTTGTCTCTGCCGGAATTGCGGGCATTGGTGCAGCATCTATTGCAGCGTTCAAAGAACTCGACGAGGGATATGACACCATAGTGACAAAAACCGGAGCAACCGGAGAGGCACTTGAGGGATTGACAAAGTCTGCGGACAATGTTTTCGGCACAATGCCGGAGGATATGTCGACGGTAGGCGAGGCAATCGGAGAAGTCAACACAAGATTCCATACAACAGGAACGGAACTTGAAAAGACCTCAAAACAGTTCATACAGTTTGCAACAATCAACGGAACAAACGTCACACAGTCAGTTGACCAAGTTGACAAAATTATGAAAGCGTGGAACGTCGATGCATCACAGACGGGAAACTTGTTAGGATTGCTCACGGCAAAGGCACAGGAAACCGGAATCTCTGTTGATACATTAGAGGGATATGTCCTCGACAATAACGCACAATTCAAAGAAATGGGATTGTCATTGCCTCAAGCAATCAATTTGATGGCTCAATTCGATGCAAACGGTGTTGATTCCACTCAAGCAATGGCGGGTCTGAAAAAAGCATTACAGAACGCCACATCAGAGGGAAAATCAATGGACGAGGCGTTGTCAGATACTATCGGCAGCATCAAGAACGCAAAGACAGAGACCGAGGCGATGCAGATTGCAACGGAATTGTTCGGGAAAAAAGGTGCTGCGGAAATGACAAAGGCAATTCGTGAGAACAGAATTGACCTCACCAGTCTTTCATCATCAATGGAGGAATACGGTTCAACAGTCGAGGACACATACAACGGAACTCTCGACCCGATTGATAATGCAAAAGTTGCGATGAACAACGCAAAACTGGCATTGTCGACACTGGCATCCACAGCACAGACATCCGCAGCACCTATGATTGAGAAACTGACCGGAAAGATTCAAGAGTTGACAAAGTGGTTCACGTCGCTCTCTCCGGCACAGCAAGAAACAATCCTCAAGGTCGGTCTTGTGGTTGCTGCTATCGGTCCGTTGTCAATCGGATTCGGCAAAGTGGCAAAGGGAATCTCTGACACGGTAACGACCGGACAGAAATTTGTTTCCGGTGCTGCGAAAATCATTGCAAAGATTACGGCTAAAACAGCAGCCACGGCAGCAGGAACGGCAGCAGATACGGCAGGAACAGCAGCCACGGCAGCACACACGGCAGCTACAACAGCAGCCACAGCGACGACCGGAGGAATGACGGTAGCACAGACGGCATTGAATGCGGTCATGAATCTATGTCCTATCATTCTGATTGTGACATTGATTGCCGGACTGATTGCAGCAGGTGTCGACCTATATAAAAACTGGGATAAGGTCAAAGAGAAATTATCCGAATTGTGGGGCAATATCAAAGAGAAATTCGACAAAATCAAAGAGACCATCACGGGAGCATTCACGAAAGCGAAAGAGGCGGTCACGAATAAGGTCAAGGAAATCGGTGACAACATAAAAAACAGCACAATAGGACAAGCTGCATCGAAAGTATTCAACGGCGTAAAGGACACGGTTCACAATGTCATGTCGGCAGCGACCGAAACAGCAAAGGAAAAACTGGGGAACATGAAAACCGCCTATGAAGAAAACGGAGGCGGTATCAAGGGCGTTGTTGCTGCCGGATGGGAGGGAATCAAAGGATATTATTCAGCAGGATTCACATTCGTTGATAATTTATCCGGAGGAAAACTCTCTGAAATCAAATCGAAATTCTCTGAAAAGACATCGGAAATCAAGACAAAGGTTTCCGAGGGTTGGGAGAATATGAAAACAACCGTCACAACAAAAATGACGGAATGGAAAACCAATGCATCGAACAAACTGAACGAAATCAAGTCAAATTTCTCGACAAAGGTTTCAGACATCAAGTCAAATGTTTCGGCGGGTTGGGAAAATATGAAAACCACGGTCACGAACAAAATGACCGAGTGGAAAAACAATGCATCGAATAAATTGACGGAAATCAAATCCGGATTCTCGTCAAAAGTTTCGGAAATCAAGACAAAATGGTCAACAGATTTCACAAACATAAAGGACAAGGCAACCTCACTCATGGAGACAGCAAAGTCCAATGTGTCAACGAAACTAAACAACATGAAATCCGCATACAGTGAAAAGGGCGGGGGAATCAAGGGAATCGTGTCTGCTACATTCACGGGCGTAAAGGACACAATGAACTCTCTCATGAGCACGGCGAACACTCTGACGGGCGGGAAACTTGACAGCATCAAATCGGCATTCTCAAGCAAATTAGCGAGTGCGAAATCGACCGCATCATCTGCGATGGAGAATATCAAGTCGTCATTTTCCTCAAAAATGGAATCCGCACACGGAGTGGTGACAGGTGCATTGTCGAGAATCAAATCGGCATTCAATTTCAAGTGGTCATTGCCACACTTAAACCTGCCCCATATTAGCGTGAGCGGAGGAAAAGCACCGTTCGGAATTGGAGGAAAAGGTTCACTCCCGTCATTCTCGATTCAGTGGTATAAATCCGGCGGTATTATGACAAATCCGACCGTGTTCGGAATCAACGGAAACAGCCTCATGGTAGGAGGAGAGGCAGGAGACGAGGCGATATTGCCTCTTGCGGAATTTTACAACAAATTGAACAGCATCCTTGACAAGAAACTTGATGCAGTTCAGAAATCACAAGTTGTGTATGTGACAAATCACACATACATTGACGGCGACGAAATCGCAAGCAGAACCGTGTCAAAGGTGGATGCGGAAATGGTAACAAATAAACGAAAAGGGAGGTAAAACAGGGCAATGAAAATAAACGGAATAGACATCAAAAAATACGATGCAAAGCAGTTGACAGCCGATGTGCAGCCTCCCTCTTTTTCTAATTCATATGAATGGTTGACGGGTGCAGCACTGCCGACGGAATTTGAGACAGAGGTTCAGATGGGTCATTTGAAACTGTCAATATATTTCAAAGGCAAGGACAGGAACAACATCATCCGTGCTGCATCGGAGTTCATGAGCAATTTCACAAAGGCTTGCAAGATGGAACTCGACGGCTACAAAGGAACATACATCGGATTCATCACAACGAATGACTATGAAAAAAAGAATGTAAAACAGAGGTACATTGTAAACCTCGAATTTGACGGTTTTTTTGTCGATGACGACCTCTCAATCACATTTGACGGGAAAACCTCTGCATCGTTCTATAAAGTGGGTACAAGAGACGCTCCGTGCGTTGTGGAGGTATATGCAAAGAGTGCCTTGGCGAATTACACAATCGCCGGACTGGGAGAGGACGACATCATCATTGAGAGTTTGGCAGCAGGAAAGACGGTTGTGATAGATACAAAGAACGGACTTGTGACAATCGACGGGGCAAATGCATTCGACAAGGTGAACATGTGGACGTTTCCGGTATTAAAGACCGGAGAAACAGCACTCACATTCTCCAACACAAAGGCGAGAGTGACTATCAGATACACGCCTATGTGGATTTAGGAGGTGAGAACATTGCAGATTTTTAATGACAAAAAGAAAAGAATCGGAACATTGTCCGGATTCAAGGACAGGGAAATCACCACGACACTGGATTCCGGAGACAAAGAGTTGTCGTTCAGTTATCCGGCAGCGGGAGCGTTGGTCGACTTGCTAAAAGAAGAATACTATATACGCACCAAAACGGACGAATTTGTTATCAAAGCAGTCGAAAAGGGTGAACAGTTCAACAAATACACAGCCGTCCTCAATGTAGAGGAATTGGAGGGAACGCCGTTCCCGTATGGCTTTGAATCGAATGAACAAACAATCAAAGCGTGTCTTGAGTTTGCGTTCGAGGGTACGGGATGGCATGTCGGAACATGCACGGTAAAAAAGAAAAGAACTATTGACGAGCAGGAGAGCGTCACGGCATGGGATGTCCTGCAAAAGTGCCTCACAACATACCGCTGCGAGTGCATCATCCATTCACTGACAAAGACAATCGACATATATGACCGGATAGGCAGCGACAAAGGATGCTATTTCATGGAGGGGTTGAACCTCCGGAAAATATCATTGAAATCGGACACATACGATTTTTACACAAGAATCTATCCGATAGGCAAGGACGGCATCACACCGGAGTGGCTGACCGGAAAAGATTACATCGACAATCTTCAGTATAGCTCCAAAATCAAGGCGTATGTTTGGAAAGACGAAAGATATACCAATACCACAAGTCTGATTGAGGATGCGACAGCAAAGATTGAGGAAATGTCAAGACCATACAAGGCATACACCGCAGAGGTGGTTGACCTTGCGAAAGCATCAGAGGAATACAAAGACATTCTCTCATACGGAATCGGAGATACAGTCACGCTTGTGTCAAAGAAAACGAGGACGAGGGAAAAGCAGAGGATTGTCAAAATCACAGAATATCCGGAATCACCGGAAAAGAACACGGTTGAGATTTCCAATGCGAGAAAGACATTCGCAGAGATTCAGAAAGAGGAGACGGCAGCAGCCACAGAGGAGGCGGTCTCCATCTCCAACAGGACGACGAAAAAAGTCCTTGAGAATTATTCGACCACAGAGGACATTGAAACCAAAATCACAGCCTCAAAAGAGGCGGTTGAGTTGGGCGTTATGCACACGCTTGAAAGCTATTACGACAAGACGGAAACGGATGCATTGATTGATGTTTCAAAAGGTGAAATTGAACTCAATGTGTCACAGACGTATCAAACAAAGGCAGCAATGGGAGATTATTCCACAACAAAGGAAACACAATCACTCATTGATATTGCTGTCGATGCAATCGAATTGAGCGTATCTGAAACGCTTGAGAGTTATGCAACAACAAAAGAAATGAATGCTGCAATAAAACTCAAGACAGATGCTATCACCTCCGAGGTCAACAAAAAGGTGAATGAGGATGATTTCGGAACACTAATCACACAGAACGCATACAATGTCCGAATTGCATTCAACAAAGGCAGTTCGTACATGCAGTTTGATTCGACAGGAATCACGATGTACACAGGAACTATCACAGACAACACAAAAAGAACACGATTCGATTACAACGGTGAACATTTCTATCGTGACGGAAAATATGTCGGAAAAATCGGAACAAACACCACGATAGGGAATGACAGTCAGAGAGGACTTGTGTTTGATATAGAATATGACACAGCATATATGTCATGGGCGAACAAGGAAAGTGCAAACGGCAGTTCATACATGATGAAATGGGCGTACTGCACACAACAGTGCAACAATTATGAGGCAAATATGCTACATGCAGGGGCAGACATTAACATGCACTATTATAAATTGAGAAAAGTGAGTTTTGAAGATGGGGCAATCAATGGAACATTGACATTCAAGCAACCTTTAGCAGTGAACAGCGATGGAACATTGTCAAAATGGTCAACAGCAACATTGACATTCAAGAATGGGATTTTGATTTCGGGTGCGTGGAGTAACGGATAAAACAGGAGGAAAAACAATGCAGATGAATGACGAAAATATTCAAACAGAGGAAATCAAACAGGCAGCAGAGCCGGAGTTCAAGTTTCCGGATGATGCGGAAAGCACATCAAGACCAAACGAAACAGCAGAGGTTGTGACGAGGGAATCAGCAGAGGAGACAAACACAGAACTCTTGCAGAGTATTGACAAGAAACTTGACATGCTGCTTGCAGCACAAACAGCGACACAGGCAGCAAAGGAGGAATAATCATGAATACACCGATTGCAGTAAGAATTGAATGTGCAAAGGGAGAAATCCTCAACGCCATGGAGACGATACAGAAAAGACATGCGTTGCCTCCCTGCATCATGGACGGAGTTTTGTCCTCCGTACTGGCAGAGGTAAGGAGTGAGGCAAAGATTGAACTCATAAACTCAACAAATACAATGATGGCAGAAAAAAACGAGGAACTTGAAAAGGCAAAGAAAGCAGCAAAGAGAGTTCTGAAAACAGAACCGGACGAGGAGCATCCGGAGCAGGACGAACCGGAGAATCCGGAGGAATAAGAAGTAAACACCGAGAGGAGGTGAGAGCATGGCAGCATTGACGAAACTGACAACGAACATCAATCTTGAAATGTCCGGAGACACTAAAAGATATTTAGTATCTGCAAAGCAGGGAGACAAGGCAACACGATTCATTGTCGCAAGACTGCTCAACAACGGTGAACCGTACACAATCCCGACGGGTGCGAGAGCGGTCATCAACATCACAAAGCCGGACGGAAAGCATGTGTATAACACATGTTCATATTCCGGTTCGGATGTGACAGTCGAATTGACGAATCAAGCACTTGCAGCCTCCGGAACGGCGTATTGCGACATTGAAATCCGGACAAGCGATGATTCACAGGTTATCACATCCGCATCATTCACAATGGAGATTGAACCGTCACAGAGGAATGAAAATGCTATCTTGTCAGCGAATGAGTTCACAGACCTTGAGAACCGGATTGCAGGACACATCAAGAATATTGATGACACGGATGCAGCAGTCAAGAAAGCGGAATCCGCAAGAGTGGTCGCAGAGAATGCGAGAGTGAAAGCAGAACAGGCAAGGGTGACGGCAGAAAATAAGCGACAGGAAAATGAGAACACCCGCATCCAACAGGAGCAGCAGAGGAAGCAGGACACCTCACAGGCGGTCAAGAATACGAATGAGGCAACAGATGCATCCAAAAAGGCGACAACAGCCTGCAAAGAGGTCACAGAGCGTGCAGAGGATGCATTACAGAATCAAGAGCAACTTGAGGCGACATTGAACACGGCGACGCAGATTCGACAGGAAGTCTCACAGATGCAGACGGCAGTCACAGAGGCAAAGAAACAGGTCGAGCAGGATAAAAAGGATATTGACGACACGATTCAAAATTCCCTGCTTGCATCCGCAGAGAAAATCCTTGAGAGTGTGCAGGACTATTTCAACCGTGCCGAGGCTTTATATTCGAGCATGTATCTTGATTGTGACGGCGAAACACCGTATCTGCGAACAGTGACACCGATTTTCATTGACGGAGCAACGCCACAGGTCAGAAATGCGAATGAGGGCGTTGATTTTGACGGAGGAACGCCGACCTCCCGACAATTAGCAGTATAATTCCATGATACTGGAAACAGACGGCGAAACGAACACAAAGGAGTGATTGTGTGATATATTCCATAATCACGGAGCAAAGGAGGTTGAACAATGGCAGCAATCAGACCATGCACCGGAACAACGGCAGACTGGAAAGCGGTTGAGGACACTCTGATTCTCAAGGAAAGAGAAATCGGAGTTGAGATTGACACATCCGGTCATTATCAAATCAGACAGGGAGATGGTAAAAAGAAATTCTTTGACCTGCCGATTATCGTCAACAATGCCCGTTATGAGGAAATACTGACATTGACACAGGGATATATGAACACCGTGAACAATTTCAGCAAGAACATGACAGAGGCGACGAACAGTGCAAACGGTGCAGCAGCAACGGCAAACAATGCAGCGTCGACAGCAAGTGCAGCAGCAAAAGCGTGTCAAGGCATTGTGAACGGTCTCAACACTATGGTTGACACCGTCACAAAGAAATCATGTGTCCTCACGGTTGAGGATGGAATTTTGACGATAAGGGAGGCGTAAAAAATGGCAAGCGGAGACTTAATTGTAAAAGTAGCAGACAAAGACACACTCGACCGCACATATGCAAATACAAACGCTATACTGGCAGCAGTCGGGGAAGATGTAAGAATAAAGGGTGTAAAGCGTTACGGAATGAAAATCAACAAAAATGACAGCAATCCGGCGACACGATGCACATATCTTTTCGATGCGGTGGGAATGACACCCGCTGCAATGAATTATTCTGCCGGACGGTTCGATTTTGGAGACTGGGGAAACGTCTTTTTTGTAAAGAACAATTATCCGGCAATGGTCAAATATGACGGTACAGAAGATTATAAACTCGACCCGAACGACCACACAAAGAAAGCAGATGGAAAAACGGCATCCGATGTCTCAAACACGGCATACGGAGGAAATGCAATGAGCGTATTCGATGGCAGCGGTGACAAGGGCAAGATTTGGCTCTCGCAGTTTGAGGTCGGAAATTATGAGTACATGATTATTTCAAACGTCCAGTACGATGAATCATACAACGATGACGCATATGTCAGAGAGGACGGCTCACATGCAGACAAACTCTATTTCCCGATGTTCGGCGGTTCATATGATGGAACACGCATCCGCTCACTTGCAGGACAGGCACTCATGTATAACACAAACGCATCGACAGAGATTGCAAGAGCAAAGGCAAACGGTGCGGGATGGAATATCGGCTCATGGAGCAAACGAAACCTGTTGAATTGCATCCTCAAGATTATGTCAAAGACAGACAATTCACAGACTGCATTCGGACAGGGTCAGACATCCGGATATGTGAACGATGCATCACAGAATTACGGGCATCTTGCAACCGGAACACTCAAGGACAAAGGACAGTTTTTCGGATATAACGACACAACACATGAGGTCAAAGTGTTCTACATTGAAAAATGGTGGGGCAACCGTTGGGATAGAATCAACGGTCTGTTGATGGTAGGCGGTGAAATCCTTGCAAAGATGACACCTCCGTACAATCTGACAGGAAAGGACTTTGAAAAGGTCGGAATCACATTTGCATCATCCGGCAGCGGTTATCAGAAAGGAACAAAATCAAGCAGATTCGGACGCATTGTCAATTCAATAGGTGGCAGCAGTAGCACATACACATGTGACTATTTTTGGTGGAACGCCGGAATAACTGCGGTCGCCCTTGTCGGCGGTAACTGTGGCAATGGCGAGAGCTGCGGTGCGGATTGCTTGAATTTGAGCAATTCTGCGGGCTATGCGAACTGGAGCATCGGTGCGTCCGTTTTCTTAGAACAGCCTATCGCTGCGTAAGCAGCAAGGGGGAGGAACGGAGGGGGAACGCCTCCGCTATTCCCGCCGTTAGGCGGTGTGGTCGTTTTTAGAAAAATGAATATAGGGATATAGGGTGCGGTGTCGGGCGGTGTTCCTGCTCCCTGCGGTCGCCCTTGTCGGCGGTAACTGTAACAATGGCGAGAACTGCGGTGCGGATTACTTGAATTTGAACAATTCTGCGGGCAATGCGAACTGGAACATCGGTGCGTCCAATTTCTTCTCATATCGGAGCGTTTAATCAAATGCAGCCTATATCCCACGCCACAAGGCGAAAATCATTCCGGATATAGGGTCGGTTGAGTAAGCATAAGCACAAAAACCGATAGGAGATAAGAAAATACTATATGAGAAGTTACAACAACCTATATGAACCAATGTTGCAAGACGACTACATAAAACAGTGTTTTATAAATGCATCCAAAAAGAAAAAGAACAGGAATGATGTGCGGGAGGTATTAGAGAACCTCGATGAACACACAGAACTCTTGAAAAAGATGTTGACAGAGGAGTTGTTCATTCCGGACTATCACAAACCGAGCATCATCAACGAGAGCAGCAGCAAGAAAACACGCCGTATATTAAAACCACATTACAAATATGAGCAGGTCATTCACCATTGTGCAATAGGTCAGTTCAAACCGATTGTGATGAATGGATTGTATGAATTTTCCTGCGGGAGCATACCGGGCAGGGGCGTTCATTACGGGAAAAAGTACATGCGGAAATGGCTTGATTCATACGACGGGAAAAAGTTCTTTGTTCTCAAGATGGATGTTCACCATTTCTTTGAATCCATAAACCGGAGAATCCTCAAAAGGAAACTCAAAGAGGTAATTCGAGATAAACGGTTTTATAGATTACTCTGCATACTGATTGAACATGACAAAATAGCACTCGTTGCAAAGATTTTGACGGATGCAGGTGTTGAGATTGATGCAGAACAGACAAAAACGCTTGTCGGGTGCATAGCATTTGACGACATCTCCGGAGCGTTGGAGGTCTTGAGGGAAATCGGCATCGCCGGAGCGATGTTCGAGGAACTGAAAATAATTATTGAGGAGATGCGAAAAGGCGTTCCGTTGGGATATTTTACATCACAATGGTTCGGCAATTTTTACTTGAAAGCACTCGACCATTACATCAAGGGGTGCAAGGCGTTGGTTGGCCGCCTGCGTCTCCTGGGCGAGCCGCTGCTCGCGCACGAGCGCC